TCTGATGGCGAACGTGCGAACCTGAGCTATGCGGACCTGAGCGGTGCGAACCTGAGCTATGCGGACCTGAGCTATGCGGACCTGAGCGGTGCGAACCTGAGCGGTGCGAACCTGAGCTATGCGAACCTGAGCGGTGCGAACCTGAGCGGTGCGAACCTGCGCGGTGCGAACCTGAGCGGTGCGAACCTGAGCTATGCGGACCTGCGCGGTGCGAACCTGAGCGGTGCGAACCTGAAAGACATCATCGAAGATTTTTATAAAGTGCTGGACGCCGCGAAATCCGAAGTGCCTGAACTTTATAAATTTATCTGGGATGGGAAGATCAGCGGGACTGTTTACAAAGGCGAATGCGCTTGCCTTGTTGGATCGATCGCTAATATTCGCAAACAGGACTATGAGCACCTCACTGGAATAAAACCTGATTCTGATAGGCTAGCAGAAAAATGGTTCCTAGGTATTTCTGAAGGCGACATGCCCCACAACTCAGAGGTTTCAAAACTCACTGCTGAATGGATGGAGAAGTACATGGAAACGAACGGGATCGTAATTCCGAAACGAACGGTGGTTTGGTCATGAGCCTCCATCAAAAACTCGATGAGCTGGAAAAATTGGCGAAGGCGGCGCGAGAAAACGAAAATAAAAAGGTATGCGTCGAATGCGAATTTAATTTCATAGACTTTCGACATGCTTATGGATGCTCTAAACCTGAGATTGAATTTAAATTAAGGACAAATCCCGAAACCACGCTCGAATTGATTTCAGCGCTGCGGAAGGCTATTGGCACCCTTGAAAATGTTTTGCATTCGTCTCTCATTCGAGAACGAGAATATATTAACAACGATATCCGCTCCACGCTCAAGGAAATAAATTCGTAAATAAAAAGAAGGAAAATAAAATGGAAATCGATAACCTGACAGTAAAAGAAATCAAGCACATTCAATCGCTTTTAAAAGGAAGTGGAGAAACACACCCGTATCAAGTTGGCAAAAATTACTTTATTCGAACAGTGACTCATCACTATACAGGCAGACTCGTAAAAGTCACTTCCAAAGAACTCATTCTCGAAGACGCCGCATGGATTGCCGATGATGGCCGTTTCATGAACGCTTTAAAAGAAGGCAAGCTTAACGAAGTTGAACCGTTTCAAGACGATGTAGTGATCGGACGTGGTGCGATCATCGATGCCACAATTTGGCGTCATGAACTCCCAAGGACTCAAAAATGAATCAAGCGGTGATGCGAGAAGGTTTTAACTGGTCGTGGTCGAGATCGGGGTCGGGGTCGAGGTCGGGATCGGGGTCGAGATCGGGATCGGGGTCGAGATCGGGGTCGAGATCGGGGTCGGGGTCGTGGTCGGGGTCGTGGTCGAGGTCGTGGTCGAGATCGGGGTCGGGGTCGTGGTCGAGATCGGGGTCGGGATCGGGGTCGGGATCGGGGTCGTGACACGCTTAAGAAAATCGGGGTGAGAGAATGAAATACAGAAAAAAGCCAGTAGTGATTGAAGCATATTGTTATCAAGCTAATCTTGGAAATAATCGATTACTGAACTGGTTAGCCCAGCAAGAAGCGAATATAAAAGAGTGGGTATTCCACGATGGAGAAATCACCATTCCAACTCTCGAGGGGAAAATGAAAGCAGTCGATGGGGACTGGATTATTCGCGGAGTTAAAGGCGAATTTTATCCGTGCAAGCCCGATATTTTTGAAGCTACTTACGAGGAAGTAAAATGAAAACGATATTGGATGCTTATTGTAGCTCACGCATGTTTTGGTTTAATAAAAACCACCCTAGCGTTGTATTCATGGATATCAGGAAAACAGAAAAAATTAAAGCGTGTGACGGAAGAACGATTCATGTTAATCCAGACATCGTTGCCGACTTCAGAAACATTCCATTTCCTGCTCAAACATTCTATCACGTCATTTTTGATCCTCCGCACTTGCGCGGTGCTGGCAAGAATGGATGGATGGCTCAGAAGTACGGCGCACTCGGATCCGATTGGAGAGAAGTCATATCCGAAGGCTTTCATGAATGTATGCGCGTTTTGAAGCCTTACGGAACGCTCATTTTTAAATGGAACGAGCACTCAATAAAGGTCTCAGAGGTGATCAAGGTAATCGGCGTTGAGCCCTTGTATGGGCACCGCACGCTTCAGTCTTCAAAAACTATCTGGATGGCGTTTTTAAAGGAACCAAAATGACCGCGAATAAAAAGCCGAGAGAAGGATACGTGACTTGGATGCAGATACATCCAAATATTGAAGAAGCCGAATCGTGGGTACCAAAATCTGAACATGAAGATTTATTATTTGTACGCGAAGTCCTCCCCGGCGAAATCACGGATACGATAAGACTGGATTGGGTTTTGCGACACGGCCCGAAAGTTATTCTCGGTGAGTGGGAATATCTATTCGACGAGCGCGACGATATCGACTCCGCAATGAAAGAAGGTTCGGATGAGTGAGCCACGGGAGTTTTGGATTAAACAGGGATATCGCGGAGAACGTAGCGGCACCGCATATCCTGCCGATATTCGAGAGACTGAAACTTACGGTTTTATTCACGTACGAGAGATATCTCCCGCGCCGACCGACGCCGAGATTGAGCATCTAATTTTAGAGGCGTGCGGATCTCACGACAAATCTTGGACATATGAAACATTCAGAGACGGCGCCCGCTTCGGCATCGAACTGATGAGGAAACACTATGAAGGAAAATAAGAAAAAGATTAAAAAAGCGGCGGTACAGCACGCGAATATTGTTTCTGATCCAGAATGGGAAGATTTCCACGGGCGAGAATTATCTTATAGGCTTGGCGCTTATTATGGTTTCTCCCTCGCCGCCGAACGCGAAGAGCAAATCAGGGCGGAGGCGTGGAATTCCGTTATCGATTTTTTAATGCATAATGCCGGTAATTATTGCACATGCGGACCAAACGACGATGGGTTGTGGTGCGATAAACACGCTCAAACTTTTGCGGCGGTTATTTTAAAAGATGAAGCCGAGCGCAGAGGAATAAATTTATGACCCTCCTTCAACTCATCGAATTCGGCTCAATTTTTTTCGTCTCCTGTTCACTATTGATAAACTTCATCATAGTGATATGGTGGGGTCATGCACACGCCTCGGGGGACTCTGAACAGGGATCAAGAAGCATTCGGTAATATCATGGGATCTCAGGAAAAACGAAAACGCAAAATCGCTCACTGTACGTCCCTAAAGTGCGCTGGCGCATACGCCAAGAAAGTAATCAAACGCGTTCCGCAAACCCATAAAGGCGATTGCCCTGACTGCGGAGCTGCGCTATTCTGGAAAACGGAATGAGTCTACCTCCGAATCCTACTTCATGCTGGGTCACCGTAAATTATGCCGAGCTAACGGTCGTCCCGCAATATTGGAACATTGATTTCAGATTCTACCCAACGCCCGAACAATACGAATCAGTGCGCGGAAACGAAGGCTATTGGCTATGCCAAATCGATCCCGAATGTCCGCAAAACATAAAGTTTATTGAAAAACAATCTGACCAGGATTGGGCAGGATAAAACCATGGATAAATCAGATGCCCGCGATTATATTTTTCCGATTTCTCAACTCATTGCGGGATGCCAAAAAAATCCTGCGGCGCTTATCGCGTTACCTGCGCACCAGCTCAAAGAAATGATCGAAAGTGCGCAGTGGTTAATCAAATGTTCGAGCCGGGAATCACCTTCCGTTACGCGAGCGAAAATGGCATTCCACGACATCAAAAAGGCGGAATAACACCCATGGTCGATTTTGTCGCAATTGAACTAGAACGCCGAAGATTCCGCCAAAAATGGCTCAATATTGGCTGGGCGCTCGTGATGTTCGTATTCGTTTCAATGCTCATTTATGGAGTTTTCTTGATTTTGAGCGAGTAGAAATTAAACTGGATTCATGGCTAAGTCTATGAAATTAGGTCACGGTGGTCGTTTTGCAGCTCTTAAACACGAACTCAGCGGGAAAGTCCATAATCCTGGAGCGGTGGCCGCTGCAGCGGGTTTTAAAAAGTACGGAAAAGAAAAAATGGAAAAATGGGCGGCAGAAGGCAAACATCGCGCAGCCGTGAAACGCCATAAACGAGTCGGCTAAATGACCGAACCCCAAATTAAATCCGCCGTCGAATTCACCGCCGAATCAGGCAGTCGAACTCATGCCATGGCGATCCTTAAAATCAACGATAAGGGTGAAGTCGAAACCCACTTCACAGGCTCGCTCCCGGCGTTTTGCTACATGAAAGATATTTTCGAGAACTACATTCAGCGCCACTTGACGGATAACTTCAAACCGCCAAAAGATCTTTGATTTTTAAACTAATATAAGATATAATATAAAAGCCTCTCGTCCAGCGATTATACTTCGTCCAGGGCGATGCTCATGGAATTTCGGCCCGAATATCTGGGTCCATGAGGTTCAGGTCTTGCTAGTGTAAGAGTATTCCTTGCACCAGCGTCTTTCTGGTTTATCGATCGCGTTCATTCGTACTGTTTTATTTTCAAAACCATGACTGCGCAGGATTTTAGTAATCCGATTTGAGGTGGCACGACTTCGATCTGAAACGTCTATTTCTAATAGTTCATAAATCAATTCCGATCTAAATCTATCTTGTAATCCGCCAGCTCCATTCAGCCATTCAGTGATCGTATCCTCCCACGGATCGATGACTCGTTTTGTTTCTTGAATTTTTTTGGTGTCTTCCTCTGGAACTTCCCACCACGTTTCTTTGAGTTGACGAAAACGATAAACCGCTTCAGCAAAGAGTTGTTCTCGATTCTGCCGGATATAATCAAGATCGATATCGTTCACATTAATAGGCCAATATCTGCGAGCACCTGTTTCGTCTTCCAGGTAATGCGAATCATTTGTGGTACCAGCGAAAACACATGTTCTTAGATATTTTTTAGGATGCGAATCGTATGGTGCTCTGAAATGATCATCAGGGTCCGAAAGTGCGGCCTTGATTTCCTGCTGGTTATAGGATTTTAGAAGCGAAGACAGCTCTGGAATTTCAACCAGAATATGTCCATGAAGAATTTGTCCGAAATCCTTTGAACCAAAACGTTCATTGCACTCAGTGAACCATTTGCCGCCAATTTCCCTTAGGCAACTAGATTTTTTTGCGCCTTGAATGCCTTCCAAAATTACCATCGTATCGACCTTGCAGCCCGGTTCATAAACCCTGGCGGCCATCGAAATCCAAAAGTTTTTTCCAACGGCCCTCGTATATGCCGAATCTTCAGCCCCGCACGCTTTGATAAAAAAATCAGCAAGCCGATCCTGCTTATCCCACACGAGCGTATCCATCCAGTCGCGCGGTTCGTTTTTGCGATTATTGTGGGCGTAAACTCGGACGGCTTCCTTTACGGTTTGAACCGTTACCTTGTGAAGTTGTAGGTACCGCTGAAGCGCAACCAGAATGTCGAGATAATCCTCGTCAGCAACGATCACCGGATCCTTGGTTTTCCAATTGGTGAAAATCCGCAAATGGAATTCATCAAACCAAATTTTGTCTTTAAAAATTCTGTGATTCGCAAGTAAGGCGGTAATATTTGCGGTGTGCGTAAAAAACCATCCGTTGAAATCTCGGATTAAACCGCACGCGGCGAGTTCTCCGCTGACCGATCCGCTGACCCATTCCGTATCTGCCTCATTTTCGTATTCTCGGGGAATTTTGACCGGCTCGGGTTGATAAATTTTTACAAGTGGCCCACAGGTTTCGGTAAAGATGCGGTGTGTCCATGCCATCTCATAAGCATCAGCGGCGTCAAAACCGTCGACCTCACCGATTGCCGGGTTTTCATGCAGCGAGAAATACTTCACCTCGCAATATGGCGCGAGAATTGCAGCTATGCCCATCATGGCCGCAAACCCAGGTTGTTCGTTCAATGGCAGCGCTTCCCCGATCGAGAGTCCCATTTTAGCCGCTTGGATTTCCGTTTTAACGGTCTTTCGATCGTTATCTGGCCAAAGACATACCTTGCGCCCCCGAAGCGGCGTCCAGTCGGTTTTATCGAATGCCCTGGCCCCTCCAGACCATGAAACGACGGTGTACAGTTTTGGATTTATGAAACGCCTGGCGGCTTCACAAGCCTTTTCACCCTCGACCACCATGACCGCAGTGTCGGGATTGGCGGCGAGCTGCTCGAGGCCGTACAGCGGGCGAGGCTCGCTCCATGCCTTCGAAACGATCCTCCCCCGATTGGCGCACCATGAGAACGGAATAAATTGCTTGTTGCCGTCCTTGGACTTATACCGCGCAATCCAAAAAAGCCGTCCGCCCTCAGAATCACGGTAACACCAATGGCCAACGGACTCACCATATTGCGCATGGAAAAAAATAGGTTCTTGGACCTCGGGAGGGATCGGGACGAGATTAAAAGGAATTTCATCGGGGACCGTCGTCACTTGCGGGGTGTGCGGCGTCGGAGCAACGCTTGGCTTATACTTTCCTTGTTTAAACTTGTACCCAAGCTTTTCTCCGAGCGCTTTCATGGCCTCGAGCTGGGTGCAGCGATGATGAGCGGCCCACAGAGAAATCAGGTCGCCTCCCTTATCTCCAGTCGCGAAATCAGCCCATTTCCCGGTGTCGAGGTTCAAGCTACAGCTCGAGCCCTGACCGCCCGTCACGGATGCGGCAACCCATTCACGGCCTTGCATTTTTCCGCCTGGCATAAGATCAGCGGCCAAGGAGCGAATATGGACTAACGAAAGACCCGCGACTTCTTCGAAATCATTTCTTTTGAAACTCATTGATGTAAAATTCAAATTCATCCATCGATTTTACGATGCATGAACTCCCCCCAGATTCAGTTACTACGCGATGAAAGTTTTTTTGGTCAGCACTCACCCTACCTCGGCCACTTGGAGATTTACACTCACAATTTGTGAACACTGCAAATATTTTTCCGATATGCGACTCTGTAATTTTTACAGGGGTCCATCCGATCAAGTCTCCGCTGCCGTTCGCGAGACCCGAATGTAGTGGTCTCGGATTTTTGATCACTATACCTTGTGGAGTCCGGATAGTTTTTCCGACCCATCCGATTCCAATATTATTTCGAAATAAACGCAGTCCCATTTCGGATGCACGGAGTTGAATCCGTCGCATCAATTCTGCTTCGTCCATTTATGCCCCCAGTTTTTTAGATCTCGCATTTGCCCTAGCGATCATCATATGGCGAGCCCAGGCTTCTGGACGCTTATATCCCCGCTGACGTCCAAGCGCGATCAGCGCTTCCTCGCTCCTTGCGGATCCCTGCTCCCGAAGTCTCGCGCGGCGTAATTCATCGACATCTACTTTAACGAGATCCCCATCGACTTTTTCAATCGCTCGGCCTTCGGTTCTAAATTGAAATCCGCACTGCTTGCAAAATACTGCCGCCGCATGATTTACGGCATAGCACTGACCGCATGTTTTGATCGGCGCACTTTGTTTTTTTGCATCTCGGCCCTTCCTGCCTTCGAGATCCCAGTCCCTAAATTCATCGGGTAGTCCATGCCGAAGTACATTCCCCGCCTGATCAAGATAAACCGCAAAAGGTTTCGGTCCAGCGGCAATCGCCGCGAATCTCTGTTCGCGAGTCTCGAGAGGCATTCCTGGCGCGTACATCGGGCGCAAGCAACGGCCAAAGCGCTGAAGATAAGCCGAAAGAGACATTGTCGGAGACGAATCAATCACTGAATCGAGTGCCGGAACGTCAAATCCTTCGCCGAATAAACCAACATTAGATAAAATTTTAAGTTCGTCTTCTTTGAATGACCGAATGGCGCCATCCCGAAGTTCTTCTTCGGATTCACCATCTACATGTCTTGCGCGAACTCCATCGGCATTAAACGCCAAAATCAAATTTTCAGAATATTCAATCGATGGCGAAAACACGATCGCGCGTTTCCCGTCGATATGTTTCCGATAAAGCTTCACCGAATCGCCAAGAATTTGCGGAGTAAGATATGCTTCATTGACTTCTTTTTTCGAGAAGTCACCCATGCGTATTTTCACATTTTCCATGGACGGTCCAGGAGGTGCGTAAATCACGTATTTGCAGAGATAGCCTTCATCAATGAGCCATTCAACTTCAGGCCCACGAATCATGTGCTCGAAGTATTTACCGAGCCCCTTCCCATCAAGTCTCTCGGGTGTTGCCGTAAGGCCCACATGGAAAGCATCTGGGAAAGCATGAAATATTTTTGTCCATGAATTTGACGCGATGTGGTGACACTCATCCCATATGATAAGTGTCGGTTTTTTAATCTTGTGAATACGATTGCCGACAGTTCCGATTGAACCAATCTGTACGTGTGGCACGTAATCAGGCCTAAATCCCGCTGAAATGATTCCATGTCTAACGTTCACTGCTCCAAAAGTATTTGATGACTGTTTAATTAATTCTCGGCGATGGACAAGAAATAATGAGTCCATTCCCTTTGATGCCGCAGTTTTAAGCATGTGAGCGGTCAAACAAGTTTTGCCACTGCCGGTCGGACTCGTTATGAGGAATCGTTTACAGCCTTCACGCATTTTCTGGCGTGCTTTTTCGATGATCTCGAGTTGATAATCACGGAGTTGAAAACTCATTCTGTTCACATAAATCGATTCACTTCATACGTCAAGCCGTTTCGTTTTAGACCCTTCATCACGTCTGGTAGAGATCTGACTGGAATTCTTTCGTTCACACGCCAACGATGAATTGCGGATGGCGCTCGTTTGCATGCCCTCGCAGTCGCGCGAAGTCCTCCAAATTCTTCAATAATCGATTCCACTGGATTTTTTTTCTTTTTCGTTTGCATTTTAACCTCTGCTCGTTTAGTGTTCACTTTATAGCATGGAAACCGAAATTCTTACACCGAAAAATGAAACAGAATGGCTCGCCTTACGCGCTGAAAATCTGAACAGCACCGAGATCCCGGCCTTATTCGACCTCTCCCCCTATATGACGAAATTTGAACTTTGGCATAGGCATAAAGAAAATATCGTTGTCGAATTTGAAGAAAATGCCAGGACTCTTTGGGGCAAACGGCTCCAGAATTCCATCGCGCAAGGCATAGCAGATGATCAAGGCTGGGAAGTTTCGGAAATGAAAGAATACATTCGGTGTAGGCAACTCCGAATCGGTTCCAGCTTTGATTTTTCCATTAATAAATGGGATCGTTCGCCATATTCCGACTGGCCACGACTCACGCAAGAAGGAATTCTCGAGATCAAAAACGTAGACTTTCTTCAATTCCGAGACAAGTGGACGAAAAACGATGACGGCACCTTCGAAGCCCCCGCTCATATCGAGCTGCAAGTCCAGCATCAGCTCATGTTATCCGGGAGATCTTACGCGTATATCGGTGCGCTCATTGCGGGGAATGACATCAAGCTTATTCGCCGCGAAGCCGATCCGGAAATTCATGCCGCGATTCAAGACCGTGCGGCTTCATTTTGGCATTCGATCGATACAAATAAACCACCAGAGCCGGATTTCTCGAAAGACGCAGACATCATTTCCAAGTTATATGGCTACGCGGAACCAGGCAAAACGCTTACGACCGATTCTGATGATTTACTCAGTCTTGTGAGTCAATACCGCGAGGCCGGAAGACAGGCGACGGAATATGAGAACCACAAGAAAGCGATCAAAGCCCAAATCCTCAGCATCATCGGTGATGTTGAGCGAGTTGAGCACCCACTTTTTACTATATCAGCAAAGACAAGCCCTCCGACTTTTGTTAATGCATTTGAGCGGGCAGCGTTTCGTAATTTCAGGGTCACAGAAAGGAAAACCAAATGAGGGGCGATCCAGTAAAACCAAAATCAATCGAAGAACGGCAAGCGGACAGTCTGATTCAGACGCTCGAGAATACAAAAATCATGATGGAAGCCGTCGCAAAAAAAATGCAGCGGTCAATCAGCAAGTCAAACGAACTCGAAAATGACATTGTCGTTTTGATGGATCGGCAGAATTTAGTCGAATCGCGGATTTCAAAAATCGAAACGGCATTCAACAAGGCCGGTGTTCCAGGCTTCAGGACGCCATTTTGGAAACGCATTTTTCGAGTAAAAGACCATCTGTCTCACCTGGAGGGTCCACGTGCAGACTCAAGCAATCTCTAAAAGTGTGCCGCCAAATGGCTCGGCGGCCCTTCCTAAGCCTAGCGGCGCGGCGACCAAGACCGATGCCGCTAGGTCAGTTTTTATTTTCAACACCCCCCCAAGCGAACAGACCATTGCGAACGGATTGAAATTCAAAAAACAATTCGGAATGCGCAAGTGCCGGTTCAATCTGCCGGAACATCCACAAGCTTTCAGTTTCGTTTATCTTTTAACCGAGGCGCAACCTGCGAATTTCCCGCATCCACGCGTCTATAATTTCAGTGAGGTGCCAAATGAGTCAGCCCCAACAACCAAACCAAGCCCAGCCCGTAAGCCAGCCGCCCCAAGGCGTATCCTCTCCCCAGCCGCGCCAGGTAAGCCCGCAGGAAGCGTTCAACAACTCCCTAAAGGCTCAGGAAAACCAACTTAAACAAATCCTTCCGCCACATGTCCCGATTGAAAAATTCATTCGGATCGTGATGACAGCAGTGATTAAATCGCCAAAACTTCTCGAAGCGAATCGCACGAGTCTTTTTTCAGCGTGCCATGATGCCGCGAAAGACGGCCTTCTGCCGGACGGCAAGGAATCCGCGCTCGTTCCGTTCTTCGATAAGAACAGCGGCCAAGCGATCGTAACTTACATTCCGATGATCGGCGGTATTCTTAAAAAAATCCGCAATAGCGGCGAACTTGGAGCGATCAACTCCCACGAAATCCATGCAAACGATCAATTCAAGTATTTCATCGACGAAAAAGGTCCGCACCTCATGCATGAACCGAACTTCATGGGAGGGCGCGGCGACTTCATTGGTGCTTACGCCCTTGCGATCATGAAGGATGGCGGCATCTATCTCGAGGTCATGACCAAAGAGCAAATTGAGTCCATCCGCAAGCGTTCGCGCGGCGGTGAATCGGGACCATGGAAAACCGATTACGTGGAGATGGCCAAGAAAACGGTAACGCGCAGACTCGCGAAACGCCTTCCAAGTTCGACCGATATCGAGTCATATTTCCATGACGAAAACGAATTTGAATCGATCACTGAAAAAACTCCGGCAGTCGCGCTTGCGGCACCCGTTCAAGAATTGCCAGCGCCAATTCCGGCTGCTGAAGTTGGACCGACAAAACTTAAGGCTGCAATCAAGGCAAAATCAACGCCAGTAATTGCGCCTAAAGATGAGCCGCCGCCAATAAATTTTGATGACGTTCCGATTTGATCATTATTTAAAACCGAAAGGAAACACCATGTTCACAACACACATGCTAAACACTGAAGGAAAAAAACAGATGGCAGCATTTAAAACAGCCGCGAAAAATTTCGTTGTCGAGGCGATCCAGTCCATGGAAGACTCCAAAGAGAAGGACATTTTCCTTCAAAAAATTGACGAGGCAGTTTTCTTCGGCGCGAAGGCAATCGCGCAGATGGAAGATAACCACGAGTCAAAAACCGACTATTAAAATTTCGCCCTGAAGCGGAACCTAGAACCAGGATTCAGGCGGAAAAATTCGGCGAGCGCTCGCTGAACGAACGTTGCACGGTAGTCGTTAACATGACCGTGTCGGACTGGGGCGGACTTGCCGTAATGTGTGTGCCGCAATTTTTAATACTAGCAATGGAATAATCCATATCGTAAAATTAAATAAAGAAAGAAGGTACTATGACACTATCTCAATTACTCGCATGGCTGGCAGGAAGTGAATTTCAATCGACCGATACCGTTTTCATTAAAACATCCGATGGCGTCGCACACGCACTCGTTGGCGTGAGCCGTACAGGAGATACGCAAAACACTCTTCCTCCTGGTCCAGATACGCCTCCATTCATCACCCTTCAATTGGGTTAAGTTGTACACGCAGTCCAAATTAAAGCAGCAACACTGCGTAACCGTTTTGAAGTTTGGATAATAAACGGACATTTTATTTATGAGCGTACTCGTTCCAAAAAAAGGCTATACCGAAAATCCAATGCTCGAGTTTCCGCGCAATGACAGATGTCCGTGCGACTCGGGCAAAAAATTCAAGAAGTGCTGCTATCTTAAACAACAATTATTTATCGATCAAGAAGTCGCAAAAGGCATTTCAGTAGCCGTTAAAACCTACAAGGAAAAACACGGCAAAAAATGACAGCCTTAATTGGCATTCTCATTTTCGTGATATTGTTTACGCACAAGCGACCTAGAAAACTCGCACGTTTTAAGGACCTTCCCAAGAATCGCTAGCGCCGCTTTTTCTTGATACGAACATTTCGTCCTTGAGCACAGGTCTTCGATTTCTTTTTTCAGATTCGCAACCGCCGATTGTGAAATCACAACCGCAGCCTCACCCGATGAATTCATCGCCGCAATTTGCGCAAGCAGTCCCGGCCCATCAAGAATCTGCTGATTTGCAGTTAAAAAATTATCAACGGTAGCCCCACGCAAAACCGTACAAGCGGGAGCAGGACTTGGCACCACACTGTTTTCGATCACGCATGTATCGCCTGGTATTGGCGGAATCAGGGTATAATAGGTCACGTCCGCGATCGGAGTCGAGCATCCGGCAAGTAATAAAATAAATCCAAGATATTTCATAAATCTCCTATGTGGACGGCGTGGCCGATCCATTATCGTGATCAAGCGCCGAATTCGCATTTGCAAATGCCTGAATCGCAGCCGTAATCGTCGCCTGATTTCCGGTTTTATAGGCCGCTAGTAGATTCGCGAGCGCCGTCGATGCCGCCTTACTTTCAGCAGTGACTTGCGTATCGATGATTACGAAAGTGCCAACTTGCTGAAGCGCGATCGATGCCTTATTCCCCAAATACTGCACGAGTTCGTTTATCGTAAACTCTTCGATTTGCTTGATCACTGGAACCGCAAAAATTGGAGCCGCAGTTTCGATTTCCGTCTCGACACTCGTCTCAACGACTTTTTCAACTCCCTCCATTACCGTATTGATTACGGTGTTGGCTTCGGTGGCAGCGGCGTTTGT